TCCGTCATTAACCCAACGCAAAATATTCCCTTCTAGGTTTATTTCTCCTGAAATAGGGTTGTCTGGTGTGGGGATATTGCCGTAGTTAAATAACGATTCTGATATATCTTTAGCTAATGTAGAATAGATTCTAGACTGAAGGTTCCTAATAAACTTGGCAAGTACCGTGTTTTCAGCCTCTCTTTGAGCTTCCTCTAAAGCGTCTTGTACGTCTTGGGCTATCTTTTCTTTACGAGTGCGTTCTTGTTCATCAATAGTGAGGTAATGTGCAGACTGATTTATACCGCTAAAACTAGGGTTGCCAAATTTATGTACTAACTCATCTGCAAGAATGTTTTGTATAAACACAGCCCCTAATAAAACTATACCAATAGCAGCGATTATGCGAGCAGTTAAAACTTTTTCAGCTTCTTCCTTTCTTCGTTTTAGCTCCGCGTTGCTTGGTCTTCCTCTCTTCTTTTTTAGTGTCATCCAATACCTCCTGCTCTTTTAGCTGTAATACTGTATTGACTTTTTGTTGTAATCTTATCATATCCTGGTCTAATAAACGAAGTTGATCGGTTAGTCTGATAATAGTTCCCTTCATCTCTTGTACTGCTGGGTCTATCGTATTTGTTATTGTTTGCCATACGAAATAAACAAAATAACCCAAACCTACTACCATCACTACGGGAAAGCCAAACTCTGCTATCAGTTGAGCTATGTCCATTAATCTCTCCTAGCATCTATCTTTCCATCTTCTACAAAATTTTCTGCTCTAGCTATTCTGTTTAAATCAGGAGCTAAATTTAAAGCACTAGAAACACTTGTATCTATTCTTATCATATCGTTATTCATTATAGAGGCTCTAGTGATTAACATTTTAGTAATACCTTGAACCGTTTTTATTTCATCAACTAAACCATCCATAAGTTGTTTCATAATTAAAAATATAAAATACGCCATGACTAACGCACCTGCGATAGGAACACCAACGTCGGCTATTAATGCAAAACCCTGTTCCATTCCGCATCTTCCGCTTCATCACTGATAACAGCCTGTAATATACCTACAACAACAACACCAAAAACCACTGCCTCCATTTCAGCCTCTTCAAAAGACTTAGCGTATATATAAGGTCCTTCGTATATCTTATCTCCTACCCTAAATTCAGTAGCAAAGATTTTCATTAGTCTTCGCCCTTAAACTTTTTACTTTGACCTGATGTACCCGCGTATATACCGAATACCGCCGCCATAGCTCCCACAACAATAGAAACAAGACCTGCTTGTTCTAGATTTGGTTCTGGTAATTCCATAAACCAGATAACCACTTTATATAACAAAACAATGTAAACGCTAACAAATATTCTAGGAAAAATACGCCAAGCGTCTATGGTTTTAGCAAGATGCACCCATTTAATAAACGGGTTATCTCCATTGTTTTGTGGAGTCACATTTATGTCAAGTTCTAGTTTTCTTTTTATTGTTTCATCTATTACTTTTTCTTCCATACTAAACCTCTACTGGTGTAAACGTGCCTAACTCTATTAATTTTTCTCTGTTAACTAAATGTTCTGCCTCTACGTCATCTTTAGATTGACCAAAATAAGCTACGGCTAAAAAGTTTTCTATCATAGCTTCGTTTATATTTACTCCGTCAACAACAACGTTTCCTAAAACTCTGCCGTATTTGCCTCTAGAATCTTTTAACTTAGTTTCTATAACAACTTTAGTACCGTTGTCTACCGCTTCTTTTAAGTAAGCCGAAGCCATTTTTCCTCTAACCTTCTCATCTTTGTCACGAGTACGTGACTCGGGAGTATCAATACCATATAGACGAACACGAGACTTAAACCTAATGTCAAACCCAAGATCCAAAACAACATCAATAGTGTCCCCATCAACAACTCTTTCAACCGTACAACCGTATTCATACATTATGTTCTCCTGCTAAAACTCTATCTTTTAATCGTATTGCCCTTGGACCAACTTGTTTCGCCCAACGACTATCTAACATTTCAACTGCTGCTTTATCCCAATTATGTTCTTCCATCGCAGCCAAAAACTTTTTAAATTTTAATAACCTAGTTATGCCTAAATTAAAACACATATTTGCCATAACTCTTTGTAAATCTTCAGGTAAATCTTTCCACCAAATAATATTTCTATCTAAATCGTTTATAACGTTTTGTATGTCTTTTTCAAAACATTCAGTTATTCTTTCTTCAGATACAGGAGTATCTACATCTTGTCCCTGTTCAGGATCTGTTTCTAATATTAAATGACCAATACCAAACGTTGGATAGCCTAAATGATCAAGGTATATTTTATCGATACACCCTTCGTCAAAAGTTAATTCTTCTTGTAGTTTTTTCATATCCATAACGCGTCTCCTTACGTGTACCAGCTTTCGGTTCCGTAGCCAGAAGCTATGTCCCCTAGTTCTATTGTTATATCTCCACCAGTCGAAACACTTACTTGTCCTAATTGAGAAATACCCTCTACCCCGTTTTCTGAGCCCTTGTATATATCTACCCATACGGTTCCTGTCCATAGTTGTAATTGTTTGGTTGCTAAGTTCCAAATAAGGTCTCCAGTATTAAATTGGTTTAAATTTCTTTCTGTTTCATTAACATTTACAGTTGAATTTACATCAACCTTATTTAAACTTAATTCTAATACTCTAACTAAACGGTTAAATAACGCAGGTTCAATCGGTCCTATAGCTACAGGAAGTTTTGTTTCTAATAATTTAGCCATTACCTTTTACCGTCTGGTTGAGTTTCTATACGGGTAGCTCCTGCTCTAAAACTCATCCCAATCACCGTTGTGTCTGTATCATTAGACTGAAGTCTTAATACAGCTTGTCTTCCTCTGACTCTTGTATCTATTTTAGTGGTAACTGAAGTACAAGCCCCCGTTACTGCTGTGGTTAAATCTTCTCCAGGATAGTTTCTTCTTTTTAATACAATATCTAATGTTTGTCCATTGGCTCCTGTAGAAGCGTCTCCTATAAATTTAATATCAGGAATAACTTTACTAATAAATTGATACTCGTCTCCTTCTCCTAAATCAAAATCACTAGATTCTATAAACACACCAGTCATAGCCGCACCGTCGTTATCGACGCCTGATTCATGGTTATATAAATAACCAACATTACTTGAAGAACTAGTTGCTTTAGGGTCTGGGAAAATACCCTCATCCAACCAACAAGTTCTTGAAAGTTCTCCGATCATCCAAATATTTTCTTCGTAATTATACGTAACGTATTTATCTATAACTGTTTCATCTTCTGAACAGTAAAACCAGCCAACTTCATCAAAAGCTTTATTAACGAAACCAAATATTTGATAACTTTGGGTTTGGTTAATATCGCTAAAAACATAATCAGTTACCGAACACGGTAACTCTTGAACTTGTCCTGTGTAGGTATAGAACCCTTTTTTATCCATCCAGAACACACCTTTAGGAGTGTTTACCATAGCGTTAGGTCCAACAAGACCTACACCTTCATTAACTAAATTAACTGAAAAAGTAAAAGGTTGACCTACAAAAGTCATTGAATAGAGAGAAGTATCTGTCCAAACTAAAGTTTCTTGTCTCGATCTTACTGCACCAATTATTGCAGAACCTGCGGATAATCTAAAAGAGCCTGCCGTATTTGTTGGTAATGGTTCCCATTCCACTACGTTTTCTTGATCACTCCACGCAATAAACATCGGGTCTATTGCTCCTGTTCTAGCCGTTCCTGAATCATTTAAAGGGTCTGCACCGAAACAAATAACGTGTCTATCAACATCCGAAACCATAACTTGTAGTGCTAATGTAGGTGTTAGATTTGCTCCTGTAAGAGCAGATAAAGCTACTGCTCTATCGTCAGTACCCTCACTTTCGTCCCAGTAAAAAATACCAGAACCACGAGCATTAATTATTAAATCTTCACCGTAATTGTCATGCGACCAAAGACGTAACTGGTTAGTAGAGCCTAAAGCAGAGACACTACCCCAAGTTCCTGCTCCCCAATAATCAGAACCCCAACCCGTAGAAGGAACATAAACATCTAGACCAACATTTAACTGATAAGCACCGTCAACCCCTGAACCACCATTACCGCTATCACTAGCGTTGGCGGTTGCAGTTGCTGTAAAAGTATATGTGTTTGCAGTAGGTACTGAAACGATTTGATATTCTTGATTTAAAACAGTAGCAGTGATATTGCCACCTAAACTTACCGCTCCTGAAATAGTTACAAAATCTCCTGCAACTGCTCCATGACTTGAATCAGT